GTCAGCACAAGATCGATGCCAACAAGAATGGCAAGATCGATGCTCATGACTTCAAACTTCTTCGTAAGAAAAAGAAAGTTGCTGAAGAAGCTGAGCAGATCGACGAGCTAGATACAGCAACTCTCAAGAGCTATAGAACAAAAGCCCGTGCTCAAGGTAATGCTATCGTCGACAAGATGAAGATGGGTGGCGGCGACTGGTCAAAGGATCAGAAGGACACCAAGACTCTTCGTAAGAGATCCGCCGGCGCAAACATGTCTGGCAAGCAACTTGTCAAGCGTGGTGAAAGCCTGAAGACTGAAGAAGTTGAAGAGCTAGACGAGCTGTCACGTGACACACTACGTCGTTATCGTATGAAAGCAAAATCTATTGGCGATAATGAAAAAGGCGATATTGGCTATCGCTCAAAAGGACGTGATCTAGCAGCGCGCAAGAGTCATGGTGGTCAATGGGGTATTCCAAAAGCCAAAGTAATGGCTAAGGAAGAAGTTGAGCCAATTGAAGAACTGTCAAAGGCAACTCTAAGATCATATGCACAGAATGCTAAGGATCAGATGAGTCGTTCTGATACTCTTGCTGGTAGAGAAATGGGTGCCCGTGCTATTGGTGCTAAGCCATCTGCAAAAGAACGTATGCACAACCGTAGAGCAGATAAGCGTCATGCTGGTCTTGGTTTAGCTATTGATAAGCTAGCTCGCGAAGAAGTAGAGATCGAAGAAAAGATCAATATGGATAAGGCTTCGATGGGAACTGTAATCAAGGACTTCCAGAAGTCTGATGCTCCACAGTTCAAGGGCAAGTCAAAAGAAAAGCGTCGCGTAATGGCAATTGCTGCTAAGCTCACTGCAGAACGTGGTGGTAAGCCACTTCGTAAGGAAGAAAAGCTTGCTGATCTTCTTGGTGATCTCACAGAATCGCATCGTCGTACCATGCTTTCTGTATTTGATAAATTAAATGAAGACAACCAAAAGAAGTTCCTAGCAGCATGTCAGACACCAGAAGGTGTTGAATCAATGCTCGACTTCGCAATTAGTCATAGAGGTGAATAATGGCTGTAACAATTATTTCAAATAAGAAAAATACTGCAGCCACTGTTCACGTTTCCGCTGCAAATACTACCATTAAGGTATCTGGAAACAGCACAACTACAAATGTAGATTCTACATCTACATGTCTTGCTGTAGATAATGAAGTTCTTTCTGGAGCTTATATTGCACAGGCATTCTGGGGTGTTGAAACAGGATACATTGTTCTGAAGCGCGGTACAACTCCAGTTGCTGTATATGATTCAACTGGCTATAAAGATTATGCTGGATCGGGAATGGCTCTGACTGTCGGTCAAACAGCTAACCTGACAGTAGAGTTTGTCGGAACAGCAAATGGTTATGTTCTTCTCGAAGTTCAGAAGGTTGGTACATTCACCTCTGACTATAATAACAGATAAGGTAAGAAGATGAAGCTCATTACAGAAGTCTTTGAAGACCTAAGAACAATTACCGAAGCTCGTGAAGACGGCAAGAAGAACGTATACATCGAGGGTGTGTTCCTTCAGGGTGGCATTAAGAATCGCAACGGACGTATGTATCCTGTTGAGACTCTTGCCAAGGAAGTAGAACGCTACAACGAATCATACGTAAAGTCGGGTAGAGCTCTTGGTGAACTTGGTCACCCAGAAGGTCCGCAGATTAATCTGGATCGAGTTTCTCACCTGATCACAAATCTTCGCCAAGAAGGTAATAACTTCATCGGCAAAGCCAAGCTAATGGATACTCCATTCGGTAACATCGCCAAGGGCCTTGTTTCTGAAGGTGTAAAGCTCGGTGTTTCTTCTCGTGGTATGGGCTCGCTGAAGCTCAACAAGGAAGGAATCAATGAAGTACAAGACGATTTTTATCTAGCAACAGCTGCTGATATCGTAGCTGATCCTTCTGCACCAGATGCTTTTGTAAATGGTATTATGGAAGGTGTTGAGTGGATCTGGGAAAATGATCTTCTTATTGCCAAGAAAGCTCAAGTTGTCGAACACACTGTTCAGACAATTGAAAATGCCGTATCTTCTAGAGAACTAGAAGCCAAGAAATTTAAGATCTTTGAGAATTTTCTCAACGAAATTTCTAAATCCTGAATCAAATAAATAAATTAAATTCACTAAGGAGTGCAAAATGTCAGATAAGGAACTAACTGATATCGTTGAGAACGAAGACAATCTTGATGAAGTTCTCGATGAATCGGCTGCTTCGGAAACTCTGAAGCCTAACCCAACTCGTATTGAGATGCTGGCCACATTTACCTCACTGCTTGCTCAGCTTGGTAAGGAAGACCTATCACATCTCTTCAACGATTCACTTAAGAAGTATAGCCCAGACGGTGTTCCTTCGGCAACAGCTCCTGGTGGCGGACCAGCTCTTGGTCAAATGCCAGCTGCTACACTTGGTGCCGTAAAGGAAGACGTTGCTGAAATGTTCAGCGGCGATGATCTTTCGGAAGAGTTCAAGGAAAAGGCTTCGACAATCTTCGAAGCTGCTGTTACAGCTCGTATGAACCTTGAAACAGTTCGTCTGGAAGAAGAATATGCAACTAAGCTTGATGAAGCTGTAGTTGCTGTCAAGGAAGAGATGACCGAAAAGGTTGATCAATATCTTGACTACGTAGTGGAGCAATGGATCGAAGATAACAAGCTTGCTATCGAATCGTCGATCCGCGCAAACATTGCAGAAGACTTCATGGAAGGTCTACGTAATCTGTTTGCAGAAAGCTACATCAATGTGCCTGATGAAAAGCTCGACGTTGTCGGCGAACTTCAGGCAGAAATCGAAGAGCTTGAAGGTAAGCTTGACGAATCCGTGAATAAGCAACTTGAGCTTCAAGCAATTCTTGATGAAGCAACCAAGGAAGCTACATTCGACGAAGTAAGCGAAGGCCTAGCAGCCACACAGGTTGAAAAGCTTCGCACTCTAGCAGAAGGTCTTGAATTCAGCGATGCTGAATCATATGCCAAGAAGCTAAACATCATCAAGGACAAGTACTTCTCAGAGAAGAAGGAAGTTTCAACTGGTGTTGTTACTGAAGAAGCTGAAAATGGTGTAGATCAGCCGGTAGAAGTACCTGCACACATGTCACACTACGTATCTGCGATTTCAAGAAACGTAAAGTAATAAATAAAACTACCAAATGCCCAGAAAGGTAAAGGGAGAATAAAATGTTAGCTGAGGAACTACAAAACAAGTGGAAGCCAGTGCTTGAGCACACTGATCTCCCAGAGATCGGTAGCGCACACAAGCGTTACGTAACCGCACAAATTCTAGAAAACACTGAGCAAGCTCTTCGTGAGTCGGCTGCTCAGGGTGGTCAGCAACACCTTCTTGGTGAAGCTACACACATCAACACAGCAGGTAACGCTGCAAACTTCGACCCAGTACTTATCTCGCTGGTTCGTCGTTCGATGCCAAACCTGATCGCTTACGACATCTGCGGCGTTCAGCCAATGTCGGGCCCAACCGGTCTTATCTTCGCAATGCGTTCGAAGTATGCTAACTCGACAGCTCTTGGCGATGAAGCATTCTACAACGAAGCAAACACAGGCCACTCTTCACGTCTAGGTGCAGGCGTTTCTGCAGCTAACACAGGTGCTGGTTCTGCAACTGCAGTTGGTGCTAACACTGTTGGTACAGCTCCAGGCGCTTCGAACAACGCAGGCAACTCGACCTATAACTACACAATGGGTCTTCTGCTTGGTTCGGGTGAACTTCTTGGCGCTAACAGCACATACGTTTTCCCAGAAATGGGCTTCTCGATCGAGAAGGTAACTGTTGCTGCTAAGACTCGCGCTCTGAAGGCAGAATACACTCTAGAACTTGCACAGGATCTGAAGGCAATTCACGGCCTTGACGCTGAAACAGAACTTTCAAACATTCTGTCAGCTGAAATTCTTGCAGAAATCAACCGCGAAGTTGTTCGTTCGATCATTATCACTGCTGAGCGCGGTGCTGCTGACGGCACAACAACAGCTGGTTTCTTCGACCTCGACACCGATTCAAACGGTCGTTGGATGGTTGAAAAGTTCAAGGGTCTCCTGTTCCAAATCGAGCGTGAATGCAACCAGATTGCTAAGCAAACTCGTCGTGGTAAGGGTAACATCATCATCTGTTCGTCGGACGTAGCTTCGGCACTTCAGATGGCTGGTGTTCTGGACTATGCTCCAGCTCTGAACACAAACTCGCTGAACATTGACGACACAGGCAACACATTTGCTGGTGTTATCAACGGACGCATCAAGGTTTACATCGATCCATATGCTGGCACAAACTACCTGGTAGTTGGTTATAAGGGTTCGAACCCATATGACGCTGGTCTGTTCTACTGCCCATACGTTCCACTACAGATGGTTCGTGCAGTTGATCCAGGCTCATTCCAGCCAAAGATCGGCTTCAAGACACGCTACGGCATGGCTCCAAATCCATTCGCTAAGGGTACAACAGCTGCTGACGCAACTGCAACTCTTGAGCAGGATTCGAACAAGTACTACCGTCGCGTTCTTATCTCGAACCTTATGTAATCATAAGAGTTGGGGTAAACCAACCGGAACTGGAAGGGGGATCGAAAGGTCCCCCTTCTTTTTATCTGTTGACATTATAAATAGCTATGGTATAATGAGATTAAGCCTTTAAGGAATGCTATGTCTGCTATCAACACTCCAGCAAATAAGAACTTTCTATCTCCACTAGGATTTAAGTTTGTTCTTGCGCGTGCTCCTAACTTGAGCTTTCATGTACAAGAAGTACGTATTCCTGGCCTACAGCTCGGTGAGATCGATCTTCCAACTCCATTTGTAAGAATTCCAAACTCAGATGGTCTGACTTATAATCCACTTTCAATTACTTTTAGAGTAGGTGAAGATATGGATGACTATCTTGAAATTCATAACTGGATGGTAGGTCTTGGTTCACCAGTAAGCTTTGATCAATATAAAGCTTTACAACAACAATCTCCAGGAGATCCTCTTGGTGTTCTCTCAGATATTACTATTTTGATTATGAATAGTTCTATGCGTCCAAATATTCGAGTGCACTTCCACGACGCATTTCCAACTTCACTCGGTGATTTAGAATTTAACACAACTGACACCGATGTCAACTACATTCAGTGCACTGCAGACTTTCGATACCTAAGATATGATATTGAAATGATTGGTTGACATTTTTTGTAATCTGTGATAGAACTATACTATGAAACTAGAAGATATCTTTACCGAATGGGAACAGGATTCCCGCATCGATCGTTCAGAGCTCGGCGACGAAGTTCTGCGCATTCCCAAGCTCCATCATAAGTATTTTAAGATCTTTACGAATGAACGATTGATTCTTCGTAAGTACGAGGCTGAGCTCAAGCAATTGAAGCTTGCCAAACACGAGTTCTTTACTATGGGACCGACTGAAGAGACTCATGCCAAGGGTTGGCAACTACCACCTCAGGGTAAGATCCTTCGTTCGGACGTGAATAATTATGTTGATGCTGATAATGAAGTGATTAATCTTACACTCAAGATCGGCATTCAACAGGAGAAGCTTGAGCTTCTTGAGTCCATTATTAAGTCTCTCACGAACCGTGGCTTTAACATTAAGTCTGCTATTGATTGGGAGAAGTTCAAAGTTGGTATTTAATGAGTGATGTCCACCTAAAGTTCATAGATAGAGTACATGTAAAAGTATGCGCAGAGCCTTCGACAATCATGGAGTTGTCGGACCAATTTACATTCTTTGCAGATGGCTATAAGTTTAATCCCAAGTATCGAGCACGAGTCTGGGATGGTA